GTTTGAAATTCGACCTTGATGTAACCGAGCGGAAAGTTTGAAAAGGGTCGTGGAAAGTTTGTAAAGGGTCAGAACGGCTCAACAAGTCGGTAACGCGGAAAGGGTCAGAAATGACCGGCTGGGCACTTCTCGGTGGCCAGCTTGGCTTTGAGGCGGGTGAAGCAGCCACATTCGGGATGGCTGCAACGGGCATCGGAGGCGCGGAAGTATCCACACTGGTTGCTCTCGCAGATCTGGCGGTGTTCGGCGGCCTTCGCGGGGGTGAGCCAGATCTTTTGGCCGGTGGCGGCCGCGCGCAGGACTCGACCGGCGGCGCGCAGAGCGTTCTCGGCCTGGCGTTGTAACGGTGGCAGCGGGGTTTCGCGGGTGACGATGCGGCCGGTGATGCGGAAGCCCATACTGTTATTTAGAGCAGTATCGCCTGAAGCATGGCGGTATCGTCGCCCAGGATCGGCTCAATGCCCTCGGATCGTTGCGATCCACCCATGCAACTGTTGCCGGAGATGTCCCGTCCGATCGCGAACACGCTTCGGCCTAAGGGTGCCGTGCTGATGGTTCCTCCGCTGCCGAGGAATTCGCACGAGACTGAGTTCTCGCCGATGTCGTCCTCGAAGAAGAGGTAGCCGCCATCCGGATCGATCCAATAGCCGGTCTGAAGCAAACAGTGGCTGGCGTCTCCGATATCGGCCACGTTACGGACCTGCTTCCGTTCCTCGAAGATGGTGCGGATGCCAATGAGCGATCCCTGGAGGCTGACGATCGCGCCGCCATCAGTCCCGAAACCGGACTGCCAGGCAGGTGGCAGGGCATGCCAGGCATCGGAATCGACCATGGCCCAGCGCCAGTCGGAGTCGCCGCGGGAGGTTTGCAAGAGCCATGCATCGCCGCTGCACGCATCATTCGAGATGGATGCGCCGACCACACTGGAAGCGGTGGATGCATCTTCCCAGTCACCCATTGTATCCGCTCCCGCGTTTTTCGGTGTCCCCTCGTAATAGCCTTTCGGCTGGCCACCGGTGGCACACGTCGGCGCCGGGGAAGGCCAGGTCGCATCGACCTCCGCGATCGCACTGCCGCTCCGCGATCGCACCTGGAATTGCTGCGGGAGCATGATCTGGACCCGATCCAATTGGTTCAGGCAACTGCCGACCTGGTTGTAGCACTCGGACGAGAGCGAGAGCGCGGGTGCCTGACCGAATCCTTCCGGGGCGTCCGGGCGCACCTGGTCGAGGTGCGGAGTCGGGACTGTGGCGATGGAAGTGAGCCATTTCAGGCCGTGCGACTGAAAGCAGAGCGACTCAAAAGTGTAACAAAAGACTGCGGAGACACCGAACGTGCAGGCCTGCTCTTTCGTGGTCTGGGCATCGACAAATCCTTCGCACATGCCGCGCAGGTAGAAATCGGCCTGCATCCACCATTCTGACGTGAGGGGCGTATCGTGGGCGTCCTGACGGTTGTTGCCGTCCTCGTAGGGCTTCTTGAATAGCTGCAGGAAGTAAAAGTGTGGGAAGCACGCGCCATGCGGATTGTCCGGCAGGCCCCAGACATCTGTGTCGGTGTTCTGCACGTAAGAGGAGTTTCCTTGCTGGCCCAAGTTGTGGCCCAAGACCAGGTCGTAGCCGCCCCCGACGCAATGCAGCCCGCGCTCCTGCAGGATGAGGTACTCGCGCAGGGCGTTTTCCATGGTGCGGTAATCTTCCGCTTGCAGAGCAGCGGCATCCCAAGTGTCGGTATTGCGATCCAGGCTGGCTGGAGCGGCGTCGTGATGATGGAAGCGCCCCTTGAAGGTGAGCTTGATGACGGTCACGCCGAACTCGATATCCTCGACGGCCGATTCAATTTCCGGCATCGGCTCGTAGATGCGGCAGCTTTTGTACCGGGCGATACGTCGCGCCTGGCAGTCCAGATCCTCCTCATCACAGAGCCAGCGGTTCGTGTTGCCGGCGTAGCGCCAGCCGCTGAATGCTTCCGGGGCTACCGAGACGTTTTGGCCGTAATCAAATTGCCGTTTCAGACCGGCGTTGTAGCCCACCAGGCCATGGTAAAAGTGGCAGCGATCGCTCCAGAAATGGTAATCCGAGTAAGCGTCCGGCTTCCAAATGCTTTCGTCCTGATGGCCGTAGACCTTGAGCTGCGTGCCCATGAGCCATTCATTCGTGAACTGGCCCGGATCGGCCAAGGCCCGAATGCCATCCCGGACATAGACCGTTCCGGCGCCGGTGAAGGTCGCGGCCGTCGCCGTGAAGGTGGCGTCCTGGGGAATGGTGTCGCCATCGTGGGTTATCGTTCCGCCGCGGACGACGTATTCCCGGCCGATCACCAACGTCTCGATCGGCGTACGGCTCGGGCCGATCCCCTGGAACTGGTCCAGCTCCACGCCGCTGACGGCCACGAAGCGCTTGAACCAGCACACGGTCTTGCCGTCTTCCACTGCGTAGCCCAGGAACGCCGCGCGCGGCAGCACGCGCACGAATTGGCTCAGCCGCCGGGCCGCGTCAAAGACGGCATTGGAATTTACCTCACCGGTGAAGCTCCCGGCCGGCCCCGGTGCATCGTGCGTGTTGAGAATCGCGCCGGTGGTGAAATAGGATTCCCCGAGCTGGTCGGAGTCGCTTTCGTCCTGGCCGGAACCATCGAGCCCGCTTACGAGCGTAGTGCGGGCGCTGGCCAGGCGCAGGACCAGGTAGAGGTCATGATGCTGCGGTTGATAATTCAGGAGCTCGGAACATTCCACGCGGATCTCGCCTGCGTCCGAGAGAAATTCCGCCCCCCCCGGCAATTGCACGCGCAGGTTTGGCGCGAGGATGGCCGGTTCGAAAATGATGATTTGCGGCGCGAGCCCATCCTCATCTGGCGTGACCGTGACCGTCTTGAGCAGGGTTGATCCGGACCAAAACTCGACCGGGCACGGGGCGGCCAGTTCCGCGACCGTCAGGAGCGCCGAGGCCAGAACGAATTCCCCTTGGTATTGGTGCGCGGGCGTGCCGGATTGCAGGTGCGTCAGAATCGTCGCGGCCGGGAGAGAGGTATCTGGATCGCACTCGGCCAGGTAAAGCGGGTAAACCGGGTCGATTTCATCGCCTGAGATTTGGCCCATGTTCGGCGCGAGATGGTATTGGCTGGTCAGGAAACGCTCCCGATCGAAGGCGAATTCCAGCCACTTTTCCTGCGTGTCCCGCTCCGAGGCTGTGCCGCGAAAATCGTGCGTGAAGGCATTCAGGAATCGTGGCAGGTGATCGCCCCAATTGCGCTTGATCGATGCGCCGCCGCTGTATGGTCCCTCGATCCATTCATCGATCGGCAGGATCTCCACTGACCCGTTGTTGAACCAGACCAGGTACCAGCGCGGCGTTTTGACTACCTGCGCGATGTGGCCAGGCTGCTCCGGACAAGTGCCCGGATAAGCCCGGATCTCACCGGTATAAAGGTTCGTGAAAAAGATCTGGTAATCAGGGATCTCGCCATTCTCGCAATCCGCCAGATCGACCGGGACCGCCATGAACCCGCCATAGCTATTCCCGTGCGGCGAGAGGTTGTTCGTGCGAATCCGGTAATGGGTCACGGCCGCGCTGAAGGCCGGGGAAGCGAGCACCAGGTTGGGACTGATCGCGCCGCGTTGCACCTTGCCCAGAGCCCAGATGGCCTCCGGTTCCGTGGGCACTCCCGACATCCCGTAAAGCTCCACGCCGCCCGCTGCCGGATTGGCGATCCGCTCATCCTCACTGGCCAGACCGATCGCGTCCGCGCCGAAGACGAATGAGTTGATGATGCAGGCGAGATTCGCCCCCTCGGGTTCACCAGGGCCAGCTAAAGGCCAGGTGCCTTCATCCGCCTTGAGGTTTTGGTAGAAGTGGAAGAATTCCGTCTGCGGCGGGAAGAGGAAACCGCCATCCGAATTGCGGATCTGGCGGAACGGGCTGATGCCGTAGTAAACGACCCGCTCGCAGCTATCCCCGGCGTTGCACCGCAACCGATCGTTGAAGGCGTCCGCGACCTTCGCCAGTTGCGTGCTCGTGACCGGATCGCCCGGCGCGACCGGCGGCACTTTGGTCCAGGTGAGGGCCACAACAGATCAAGAGGATCAAAGGTCGCAGGCCGTGTTCGCCGTTTTGCAATCGGCGGTATTGGCCTTTGCGTAGATGGCGGCCAGCGCGACAATGCAGATGCGATCCAGGGGCGGCACACGGGTGATCCGTGCCCCAGCGAAGCTACCGCCCGTCGCGGAACTCAATTCGAGGTAATTGGTGGCATCGAGATTTTCGACCAGCAGATGGCATGGGAAGGTGATGTTGGCCGGGATAGCCAGCAGCACATCCGCCGCTTCCGTGATGTTCTGCAGGAACTTCGCGGAGTAATTGCCCGTCTGGTTGATGGTCTTCGTCGCGCTCGCCCCGTTGGCCGAGTCGACCCCGCCGTTTTTAATGCTCTTGAAAGAAACTGATTTGCTGATCTCGTTTGCCATAAATTCCTAACCCCACTTCGGGACGAAGCCTTTTCCGCCGCCCTGGTTTTTCGTCGCGTAGGTGCGTACGGTCTGACCCCGTGTGGTGCGCGTGACTCGCACGCCCGGTGCAGTGTTGATGCGGCTGCGCACATCCAAATCTTTGCGCAGGTTCGTTACATCTGACTTTTTGGCGATCATGCTCCGTACTGGTCGTGGACGAATGTGTTAAGGGGCGCTGCCCCGATATACCACCATTCCTGGTTGATCTCCCAAGTTGTGGAGGTCAAAGGCTCGACTGTGGGAAATTTCTTCATCCACCAGCCAGGCTGAACGTCAAACAGGATGCGCTCAGGGGTAAGAGGACCGCCTGTGCTCGGGTCGTTTCCCCCCACGAGATTTTCGGCGAGAATTACTCCATCCACGCCGGTAAAGTTGGGGCGCACTCTCGAACCAGTAGGGACGATCATCTTGCGCCGAATGGCTCCGCCAGAGATCGGCTTGCTTTCCACGCCGAGCTGGATGGATCGAAGCAAGTTGCCAATCACTAATTTCCCGGCAGTGTCGAATGGAATAGTGGCGATGAACTCGGCGTAATCCAGCTCGTCACTGATGACTTTTTCAGCATCGCGCCGGAGAGCGATCACCACATCGACCGGAGCGCTGGCAAGTACGCTGTAAACCTTCGGGATATCCCAGATGTTTTTTTCTGTCTCGATGGGTGCCAGGCTGAAGATGTCCGCCATCGGAGTATCCCGATCGACGGACTCTGTCCCGCCGATGTAAATGCGGATCTCCTGGTATCCACCCTCAGACATCTCGACGACTTCATAGCGAAGGCCGAGAGACCGGGCCGCGTTCGCTTGCAGGAGAATATTTGTCGGCGTGCCGCGATAACGGCGTACAACTGAAACTCCTGTCCGCTGGTCGTAAGCGTACTCGTCTGCGAGCTGCGTGAAATTGCCGCCGTAAAAACTCATTCTTCCTTGATCGCCCGATCGATCGATTGCAGGCGGCTGACCATTTCCCTCTGGAGTCGCACTTGTTCTTTCAGTTCCTGTTCGCGGTCGCGCCGCCTTTGCGAACCCTTCAGCCCGAAATCCGCTTGGACATCGATCGCTCGATTTAACGTTTGCAGTTCACGCCCGAGGCTCTGTCGATGGGACCTCTTGGCCCGCCGCAAGTATGACTGGTACATGGAAGGGGTCGCGCCGGACTCATCGAGCTGTTCAAGGACATCATCCGCCTCGCTGCCTAGCAACGTCCTGAGCTGAGTGCGCATGGCGTCCAGCTGCGTGGAGCTTCGGGATCGATTTCCTTTATCGACATCGCGCCGGGCGAGAGTGTCCGAAAAGCTCGCTCCGGTTGGATAGAAGGATTGCATTGCATCGGTGAGCCACTCATCACCACGAGCACTAACCCAGTTCCCGACCCGGTTCCCGCCGAACGGACTATATTGGTTTAAGGCGCGGCCGAATGTTTTCAAACCACCACCCGCAAGAAACTTCCCGCCGGTGAGCCACGCGTTTGCTTGAGTCCTAAGCAGAGTCCCGAGTCCAGCCCCGAACTGATCGACCTTCTCACCCGCTCCGGCTAACACCTCTTGATTGCTTTGCTCGATGGTGCTCAGAGGCCTCTGCAAGGTGCCGCCTAGTCCTTTTCTCGATGCCTCCGCGACTTCCGTAAAACCTTGCCCGAGCAGCCGCAGGCCCGCCGCATACTGTTCCGCGCTCACCGCGCCTTCTCGCATCCGTTGCGTGAGTGATAGAAAGAGCCGCTCAGCGTCCTGGCCTCGCAGGTCTTTCTCCGAGAAGCCTAGGATCGACATCCCTCGCATCGCATTGCCGCCGCCGCGGGGGACCATCCCGGACTGGAATTGAGCGACGATCTGGGAAAATTGCTTATATGAATCAGCCAGGGCATCAAACTCAGTGCCGGTCTCGCCCGCGCCCTTCCTTAGTTTGAGAAGGAAATCCACTGAAGTTCCCGCAGCACGCGACATCTTCTCCAACTCTTGTGCTTGCTTCGCCTCGCCTAAAATACTGTTGGCGATCCCACCCGCAGCGGCGATGCCGGCAAAACGAGCACCGAACCTTGTGAAAATCCCGTCGAGCCCAAGAGCGCTCGTTTTAATCTTGTCTACGGATTGCTCGACAGCTTTGGCATGTTGAGCAAAGGCTCCAGTGCCGTTTGCTCGCACGTTTAAAACAAAGTCAGCGCCCATAAATAGCGTTCAGTTTGTCGTCAGCCTACGAATGTCTGCACTCTCAGCCGCTCCGACCCACTCACTGCGACCGCTGTCTTCCTCGAAGCACGCCAGGTCCCATAAGGCTTCACGAACAGGATAACTCAAGGCCCCAGCACGCGATTCACCTAGGCACAATTGCAGACGAACCTTAAGGACCTGCAGAAAAGGGGCGTGGCAGATCGATGTATGGACCGTCCTTTGTGTTTCCCAACGGACGGGCTCACTGAACGAATCTTCGAGATATCTTTCAATCGCTGTTTGCGCCGCGATCCTACCGGCAAGGCCAAAACGGCGAGCTAACTGCCAACCCCAAAACCGTAAACGCCATGCCGTGCGAAGCCGGTGCATCGCGGTTGCAGCCTCATCGCAAGGGCGGGTCAGGACGTAGAGTGTCGTGACCATTTTCCCAAGGGTGGCGAGCCTCATCGTGACTCCGTCGACAGTTACGGCTTCCATCTCGCCTGTGAGGAATGGACTCTTGAGGTGCCATAGAAGCAGGGCGTGATCGATCGTCAGTGGGACAAGCTGAACGCCGAGGACCTTTGTGCGGTCCCATCGCCCTTGCGCATATTCTGAAGTGAATGTCTCCACTTCTTTTAAACCGCCTCGGTGAGCAGTTGCGCCACGGTCAAGCTGGATGTCTTTGGTCGGAAGCAGGACAAGCGGATTGCACCCTGGCCATCCACAAAGGTGCGTTGCGCCCCGCCGAGATAAATGTAGTCGCCGTTATGGCCAAGGTCGCTCGACCCCGTATCCGGCAGGTTGCTCAGGGTGATCTTGGCCGGGATGGGCGGATATTTCAGCGCCTTCATGGCGTCGGCGAGCGAGCCTGATCCGGCAATCTTTTTCGGGATGATCATGAGGTTGCAATACTCGCGCTCATCATGTTTGCGGAAGCCGAGCAGCTCCTTGTAACCATCCATGAACTCCTCAATCGAGGCGCGCTGCTCGCCTTCCACTGAATTAGTGAACGCGGCGATCGCGTCCGCGCCGTCGATCACGACCGTGCCGTCCACTCCCCACACTGAAGCTGTTCCGTACTGTTTCATAAAAAAAAAGACTTAGATGTTATCCAGGAAAAGGGCGCGGCCGGCGCCGCCTGGGCCTGTGTTATTCGCGCCGGTCTTGACGCGGTAGAGACCGCCGCCGTCGACATCGTAAAGCCAGAACCGGGTAGTGCCCGCGCTGGCGCCAGCGTCGAAGCGGAAGGTCTCAGTGGCTCCGCCAATGATGCCATTTAAGGTCTGCCCGGCGAAGGGCGCATGCACCGTGATGCCGTCCGCTTCCGAGTCCGTGCCCAGCACCATTTTCCCCCTCCTCTGCGCATCGCCGAAATCGCTCGGGAACGAACCGATATAACCACTGGCGTCGTTCGCTTCCACGCCGAGCACGGCGGCCGCGAGCGGCGCGCCGAGGGCTGTTTTGTTCTTCGCGTAGACCGCGAAAGTGCCGTTGGTATCACGGCGAAAAGTGAAGGGAGGCTGGTCCGAATTATCGAAACAATAGCAGACGGAGCCCGCGGCGATGGAAGTTTCCGTAGTGCAATCCGGGAACTGGTTGCCGATAGCGATCGTGTTGAGTGCGCCGTCCCGCACGGTCAGCCCCGCCCCGGCATACCGGGCGTAACAGTCTCGGATGAACGTGTTCGTGCTGTCGCTGATGTAATAGGCGCTCACCGCGCTCTCAGCGGCGAAGGAAATGATGTTATTCTCCAGCCAGGTGTCGATCGAGTTGATGACACCGATGGCCAGGTCCGTCTTGACCGCCCCATCGTCAATGACGGTGTTGTTCTTCACCAGAGTGCGTTCCGCGCCGGAAATGAAAATGTCGTTCTTGGCGCATCGGCGAATGATGTTGCCAATCACCTTGTTGTCTTTGGCTGAGACGGTGATCGGCTGGCAGGTGCCGCCGTCCGAGGCGGTCACGCCGTCGAGAATATTTCCTTCGATGGTCACGTGCTGGCCCAGGCTGTAGATGCCATAGCCCTTCACGTTCTCAATCACGTTGTTCCGGACGATGCAGTTTTGGTGCTTCTCTCCGAGACGCCCGCCCGTGAACGGAGCGGAGCCTTCGCGGGCCTGGGGAGTGAAGAAGATGCCGAAACAGAGGTTATCGATGGCGTTCGAGCCATTCCGGATATGGTTGGATTCAATAATGAAGTTATCCGCGCGCTGGACGCCGATCCCCCCGTAGCAAAAGCCGTTGATGTAATTCCCGGAGATCCGTCCGTTGATCGCGCCATTGTAGACCCGGATCGGGTCCAGGAGTATCCCGCCGGAATACTGGCCGATCCCCCAGAACCGGTTGCCATTGATCTGCAACGCGTCGAGAACATGGCCAGCAGTGGCGCCTTCCGTGATGAAAATGCCCCCGGCCTGGAGGTGGAGCGTCGCGGCCTCTGTCGAAGCGGCTCGGAAGTGGCAATTCTCGACCGTGATCCAACAACCAGTGCTGTTCGGCTGCGCGAAAATGGAGTAGGTCGCGTTCGTCCCATCGCTTTCGTTCATGCCCGTGAAGTGCGATTCGTAGACTTCCAGCGACCCCTCCGCGCAGATGGCCGCGCGGACGGAGTTGGTGAAAGTGCAGTTCCGGACAATGACCGTTTTATGAAAAGTACCGGCGGCGATCAGAGAGCAGCTCCGGACGATATCCCCGTAGCGGGCGCTGCGGACCGATTTGTTGCCATCAAAAACGATGCCTTCAAACATCAGCGTGGCGTCGTTCGTGTCAGCGCCCGTGGTGAACATCGAGTCCGTGGCGGAAGAGCTGTGCAAAAACACCGTGCCCGTCTCCCCGAGCCAGCGGAGATTCTTCGCCCCGGTCAGAGCGCAGCTGCTCAGCAGGTATCTCCCGGCGGGCGCATAAATAGTGTCGCCATCGTTCGCGGCGGCCATGGCCGCGCTGAAGGCCGCTGTCGTGTCGGTCAGTCCGGTCGTGATGGCGTCGTAATCCGCCAGGTTCACGACGCGCCGCCGTTCCACTTCCACCAGGTTCAGACGTGGTCTGCTCATGCTATGATCTCCCTCCACCCGGTATTGGTTCCATCCCCGGTATCTTTCACGTATTGCCTTTTGTTCACAGTGTCCCAGCAATGCCGCCCTGGGCGGCCGTGCACCGCATTCTGCGGGCTTCCCTCGCACGCGGTCGGGCAATTCAGAACCTCCATGATGAAATCTCTCTGGGGCGTGCTGAGCAGCCGGAAGGCCGCTTGGATCGCGTTGGCGATTTGCAGGCGTCGACTTTTTGGCGCGGTCAATCCGGAGTCCGCGATCTCGATATGCGCCGCGGCGGTCACGCTGGCCGCCGTCACTTCAGTCAGCGCATCGTCGCCGCCCGCTCCTAAAATTTTCAGTTTTACTGCCATGGCCGTTTTATTCCGTCGCGCGATCGCTGGTTTCCTCGGTTACTCGATCCGCGCTTTCTTCCGTGATCCGATCCGATTCATGATCCGTTTGCAGGATGGTGAACACCTGCATTTCCAAGGTCCAAATGACGCGGGCGTGTTCCTGATCCACTTCGGTCATATCGAGGCGCGCGAAATAGACCGTGCTGAAGACATCCGGATCGGGCGACCAGGGCCGATCCCACAACGCCTTGGCCAACATCAACAGTTGCAACCCGGTTAATTTGGATTCGCTTTCTTCCCGCGCCCGATTGATCGGCACGATTTCGTGCGCCTGCGCGGAGACCGTGATCATGACCGATCCCTGGTAGGCGCCTTGTTCCGCTGGAACCACACCGGTGATCGCCACCACCAGCGCTAGTCCGAGCTTGGCCAGGGAATTGTCGACTTCCGCGAGCAGGTCCATGCTGTTCTCCGGCACGGCGCGCACGCCGCTCTCCGGATCGCTGAACACGGTGTCCTGTTCGAGTCGGGCCACCAGCGCCGCCAGTAGATCGTCGAGGACTGTGGCCATTAGAAGTTGAGTTGCTCATCACTGCCGTAGCGGGCATCCGATCCCGCGTGTTCCGTCTCATCCGCCGGATCGGGTTGTTCGATGGCGAATTCGCCTTTGGGAATTTCTTTGACCGTGGCCCAGGCGGAGTCGTGTTCGGCTTTGCGTTGCTCGCTGGCGCTCATCGCGCCACTTGTGCCGATGGAGATCCGGCCGATCATCCTCCAGCGGACGATGGCAATGGCCGCGTCATGAATTTCCGGCGGGAGCGTGCCCGCCGCGCCGAGGCTATACCGCACCGCGATATAGCCTCGGATCGCATTGGTGACCTTGGAGATGATCTCCGACGTCGGATCGGTTTGACCCGACGCCAGGACCTTCGTGCGCAGCAGCGTCAGTTCATCCCCGCTCAAGCGGGTCTGCACGTCTTCGACGGTTAATGCTGCCCAGGCCATGTGTTCGTTTATGCCGTGGCCGTGTTGACCAAACGTTGGCCCGCCGCGGGATCACCTACCGCTGTCCCATACATGAAGGCGTAGCGCGAAGCCGCTTCCGCCTTTACATGATCGACGTATTGCACGTTCAGCAGCGAGATTCCGGTGTTCGGTTCCGTGATGATTTTGGTCACCGCGCCGCCGTTCACGCCGGGCAGAATCTTCGTGTAGTCATCCGGCAGCCGGGTCGCCAGAGCCAGGGCGCTCGGGAAGCAGGCGAAGCCTTGCAGGTTCTCGACCACCGGCAGGATCTTTGCATCCGCCACGCCGAACCCATGCACGTCCGGCAGCACGCCGCTCTGGATCACGTCGGACGCGCCCGGATTATTGAAGGCGCTGACAATCACGGTATCCTCGCCCAGCTTGTCGTAGTAATCGCCGCGCAGGATCAACATGCGCATCACGTCCGGCACCTCGCGATCAGTGAGGGCGCGTCCCAGCTTCATCACGCCCGTGCGCGAGAAGTTAGCCAGTGTCACAACCGTTTCGTTTGTGATCGGGTTCGCGGTTGGATAGGTCGCGGTCTTCGGGAAGTTCGCCACCAGGATGTTTCCATAGAGCGCGGTCACCAGGGCCTTGCCGAGCACGTAGGCCTGGAGCGGCGCTTGTTCCTCGAAGAGCCTGCGATTCGTCGAACCCAGTTCCTCGGTGTTGAAAGCGATTTCGATCGCTTTGTGATTGTTCAACGTGATCGTCGCTTGCGTCACGGTCGCGTTGCTCCGGCTGTAGCCCGTGCCAGCGACATAGCTGGTCAACGCGGGAGGCGCGACCAGGTTCACCTTCACGGTGTTATTCCAGAGCGCCGTCTCCCCGCTCAGATTCGCGCTGATCCTCTGCAGCTGCGGGAAAGTCGTCATGAGCAGCTCCAGCACGCGCTGTGTCACTACATCGCCCGCCAGAGTGCTGAGCGAGTTCGACGCATGGACCGGCACTCTCGCCGCCATCTGTGTGTTCAACACCAGCGGGAAGGCCTCCTTCTTCCGCAGCCGCGGGCTGATGTCGGAAGCGTAGATGGCCGCGCGAGCCTTGGCGTCCTCGATCGCGCCCCGCCCCTTCTCGTCACGAGCGCTGGCGTAGGCCAGCAATACCTGTTGCGAATCTTCCCGTGTGATTGTCACGCTGGCGTGCAGCGCGTCATTGTCCCGCGCCCCGCTGGCCGCCGTGATCGGCGTGAGCGCCGGATTGCCCTGCATGCTCGCGAGCAACACTTCCTTCGTCGGATCGGAGGCAAGGATCTCTTCCCATTGCGCCTGGATGGCCGTGTCTTTCGGAGGCAAGGCCCCGCGCTTCACAGCGGCGAGCACCGCTGCTTTGGCCGTGGCCAGGTTGCGGGCTTTGATTTCCCCCTGCACTTTCGCAAGGGCCTGATTCAGCTGCTTGATCTCTTCGTCTTTCGCTTCGATCGTGGCTGTGTTGGCAGAGTTGGCCTGTTGAGCCCTTAACTCCGCGTTTTCATTCTCCAATTTAGCTAACCGGGCCTGGAGTGCGGCCAACTCTTCTGTTGTCATACTTTGGTTGGCGCCTTCGCTGGCCTGCTTGGCCCACAAAGGCGAAATCTTCTTGAACGCCGGATTATTCACGAGCGATCCCATGTTCAGCGGCGCGCCGGTCACCTTGGCTGGATTCGCTGTCGGATCGTCCACATGGAACCCCGGCGAGAAGGCGCGATACATTTTTCCCGTGATGGCGTCTGATCCGGCTTTGCTCCATTCCACGCGAGCGTAGACGCCCAAAGGCCGGTCGCCGCCGCGCCACACGAATTCGAGCGGCCAGGCGCTGGCCTGCCCGCCGTTATGATCGAAATCGAAGTAGGGCCGTTGCGGACCCGCCGCAAGATGTTCGCGGAGCGATCGCTGCAACGCCGCGGCGGAATCCGGACCGACCTGCACCGTCACCGTCACCGGCTTCCCGCCCTGGCTGGCGGTGATCTGATGCACGCCGCCCGGCATGACCATCACTTCACTCGGCGGTTGCGCGCCCTCGGCCGCCTCCGGCAAGGCAATCGGCATCCGGCATTCGATCGTGGTCGGGTCATGCGCGTAAAAGGCCTCTCGGGTTTGGGAATGGGAAGTGCGAGAGTGGCCGTCCGAGACGGAACTGCTCACTTCGAAGATTGAGATCTGCCCCTTTCGGGAATAGCCTTTCTCATCCTCATACCGATTGAGCCGGGCCAGCGCGGATCGCCCCTGCTCATCCATCCCATTCATGAACACAAGCGAATCGTTCGCCTCCAGATTCTGATTCAGTCCGTTGACCACACCGAAGCGCTCCCGCTTCAGCCAGCCTTTGCCGTCGCAGACCAGGCAACCGGCGCTGTCCAGATCCGTCGACGTGAGTCGGAACCCTGAGCAGCGATGGCAAAATACCTGTCCGTTTTCCAGCTTCACTCGCTGCTTGTGAGCGATCGCATCCAGGATGCGTTTGTCTTCTGTGGTCAATCTCAGTCTCATAGAAATCAATTCGTTGCCGGTCCGGCCATCCACTTGTTGAATGTCTCGCTGACTACGCGCTGCATCTCTTCGCGCGGCGGCAGAGCGGTTGCGTCCGGCTTTTGCGTGACCGATCGGGCCAGCGCGTAATAGACCGTGAGTTTCTTGGCGTCCTTGTCCCACGCGGCCAGGACGTTCTTCACTCGAAACAGCTTCAGCCCGAGCGTTCGCTCCAACACGCTGACGCGACGGCCATGCGCCGCCGGATGAATCGGGATCGTCAGAAACTTCCCGCGCTTGGCCGTGATTGTTCCGCCGTGGATCTTCTGATTGATCGCCGGATGCGTGATCGAGATGGCCACGCTCTCCGGCCCCGTCTGCTTCGGCGCATTCACGCCCTGGCTCACCCCGAGCCAGAAGAATGTGCGCGATCCGCCCAGCTTGTTCGGCGCTTGCGACTTCGCCCGGAAATGGCTCTTGAGCAGATTCCCCAGCGCTCGCGCCGCGACATTCAATCCGCTCGTCACACTGCGCGCTCGCGCTTGTAACCCCGCCAGCGCCGGCCGCGCTGTGTCCTTCACGACTTGCACTTCCAGCGTTGTCATGCGGACCTCGCTTTCTGCCGTTGCGCGACCTTACCCCGCCGCTCCATGTAACCTTTGATCGCCCCATTCACGCACGCCGCGCCCATGGCCGCTTCTAAGGCTTCCGCCAGCGCATCGTGATTCATCTTGGCGAACAGTTCCGGCATCTCGGCCCGCGCCTGATCGACCAGCCGCACGAACTCCGCATCGCTCAGCGTCGCATCCTTGGCCTTAGCGAATAGCTCGCGGAAAAACGGTTTGATGCCCCCGAGCCATTTTGCCTCGACCCCGGTCAAGTTCTCCAGCGCCGCATCAATCACCTGGTCCGTCGCGCTCTTCGCGTGAATGGCGTGGCTGCAAGAAGGAGAGTGGCTCTGGAATCGCTGAAATCCCTCAGGGCCGCCCGGTCCCGTTTCTGGCATGGCCCCGCGTTCGATCACCGATTCGCCCTCTTCGGGTTCCGGGACGTTATGCCGTTCGTGCGCGTAGCTGAGCGGGATCTTCATCCCCATTTCCACCAGTTTCGCGTCGCGTTCCGCCAACGCCATCGGGTCCGGATCAATCGAGAGATCCGCGCAGACCTCGGGCGCTTCGTCCGATGATCCGTAATTCAGCCGAAGCAACGGACCGACTAATTGATACGAGACCAGGTCACCCACCCAGGCGGCCGCGTTGTGCAACACGTCCTGGCGCACCTTGCCCTGCAACGTGGCGTTCCCGCTGCCGAGGCCGCTCGCTTCGCTCTCACTGCTCAGCTCCTGGCCGAGAATCAACAAGTCGCACGCCTTCTTGGCCTGCTCCAAAATCAAAGCCTGCGGATTATCCCGCGCGCTCGTCACCGCCTCCTTGAAATCGAGTGTTGTGCCCGCCGGGAACGCCGCCCAACCGGTCGAGCCCATCGCTTCCAACATCTCCGCAATCGTCGAGGCCAGCCCTGGGCTGGAATCATCGTAAGTGGCCCAGCGAAATGGTACCCCGAACAACTGCGCGGTCTGCATCAACCAGCGCCAGCCGTAAGTGTGACCGATCCAGTAGGGAACCAATGCCCGCAACAAAGCGGTCGCTCCCGGAATTCCCGATCGCGCCTTCCAGGTCCCAACAACAAATTGATCCGCCGCAAATTCCCGCCACACCTGGCGTTCGGAGGGCCGAGCTCCGCGAGTCCCATTTTGCTGCGTGACAATCAACCCCAACTCCGTCCCGCTCGCGTTCCACGCGTATTGGCGCGGCGTGAGCAGGTGCGCCGCGCGCGGCACGATCACTCCGCCGCGTTGTTGCCAGAGCACTTCCTGCACCGAGATCCCTTTGCCCAGTGCGTCGAGACCGTCATAGATAAACTCCTCGAACGAACTTTCCAGCGTGCCCGGTCGCGGCTCCCAGTTTTTCAGCGCGGCCTCGACCAGGTCCGCTTTCTCCTGGGCGCGCGGAGTCGGCTTCTCACCGCGCTCAGCGTAAGGGGTGACACTCCAGCGCAATCGCTTCACCGAGTTCTTCACCTCATTGAGGTTTTTCGCGAGCCGATCCCACTCCTCCATGCGCGCGAAGAGTTCCCACTGCGAATAGAGATCCCCATTGAGCGCCATCTCCAGGATCTGCTTCACATAGTCCGGCTTCGCCGGAGTCATGAGCAAACCGAGTTGATGTGACTCGATCTTCGCCGCCATCTGTTGCGGCAACGATCGCAGAACATTCCGGGCCGGAGTCGCTTGCACCGGCGCGCTCGCCGTCGCTGTCGTTATGGCCCCGATCGGGTCATTCCACACCCGAGGCAAACCGGACACTGGATGGATCAATCCTCTCACTGGGGTGGAAATATTAATGCGGCTTCTCCGGCCTGAGCCTTGAAGTAAATGGCCCCGTTCGTCTCTCGCACGATGAATGAGGTGAGTCTTCCTGGCACGGCCGCGATCTCCGCTCTCGGAAATGCTTTACGAGCGCGCCTGATGTAAAATCCATCATCGCAGCCTGCCACGAGCAACACGAGGGATAGGATCAAAAGCTTGGGCCTGGCCGCGGTTGGTCGCGCACACCAGTAGGCCCGCCTGGCGGAAAGGAGGCATATATCAGACCTCTGCGCTACCGCACGCACGGCTGGCGTTTCATCATAGCTACAGGTCAGGAAATTAGATTTCATGCGCTCGAAGCCTCCATCCTCCCGCCGCGAGCCGATCCAGGCGCGGCTTTTGCATGATCACTTTGGCGGCGCTCTCGGCGGTGAATGCGCCCGAGCTGCTCTTCAGCGCATAGACTCCGAGCTTCGTGCCGTCGAAGGTATCCCCGTGGCGGCCGGCCGCGTCGGGCTCGCAAATGAATTGCCCCCGATCGCGCTTCACCAGGCGGAAGTCATCGCGGATATAGCGCTCCGGCGGGAGCAGCACATGATTGTCATCCAATTCCGCGACCAGCATCGAGCCGAGGTACTGTTTCATATTCATCTCTTCGCCGGGCTTCTCCGCTTTCACGCTGGCGACGACGATTTCTACGGGCAGGTAACGGCCCAGGGCTTTCTTGATGCGCTCGGCGAAATATTTCTCATTGGTCCCGTCAATGCAGAGGCGGCGCGCACCGCCTGCACTGCCACTGCGCGAGTCACGCACCGTGGTGATCACCCGCTCGATCCGCTCCTCGGCGATATCCGGGTCCGTCGTTTTCCAGACCAGAACTGCGCGCACGATCAATTCCACCCCGCGCCGTTCCACGACGGAAAGGCTGCTCGGGTTGCTCGTTTGCTTCGTGGTCGTGGCCACATCAAAGCCAATTCCGATGGAACCGGCCGTGATTGATTGCGCGATCCAGGCGAGAGCCGCTTCCATCGCGAGATCATTGTCGATATAGAAGCACGCGCACTCACCCACGCCGCGCCGTTGCGCTGTATCCAGCACGAGCAAGCTCACCGCTGACGTACCGCCCAGGACATGCTGCACCGCGTAGTTGCGTTTCCAGGCGTCCTTATCCTCGGCCCGCGCGAAATGTTCCTGAGGCGAAACTTCGCTGCCACTGCGCCGATCGTAGAGCTTCTGCCCGGCCGCGTAGGCATCGTGAATATCGACGCGATGCACCCGCTCGCCCGCTTCGCTCTCATACCAATTGCCCTTGGCGTTAATCGGAAATTCAGTGCCGAGCGCCGGAGCGGTCAGTTCATAACTATAGTGCGCGTCGTCTTTCGGCGGCGTGGTCGCGCCAATGAACTTGAAATTCGGATCGCTCGAAATGATCGGCTCGACTGCCTCCCATAGATCACGGAAGTCCCGAATGAACCCAAACTCATCCAGCATCACCGTGCCACTCCATCCGCGCGCCGTGGCCGGGTTCGGCGCAATCACCTGCGTGCGGGAATAAGTCGTGCGGTCATGCCATAAGCGAAACTCCAGCCGTTGCGATTCGAATAACTCCGCGAAGTCATCACTACTCAACTCCAGAGGCTGGTGGGGCGAGGCTCCCGCCGAGCCAGTCTCCAATCGTAAGTTGGCTTTCTTGGCCAGCACGGCAAATTCCCGGAGCGCCTCCTGCAAGACCTGGCTTTCCTTCAGCACGATCTCGCGCCCGAGCAACAACGAAGCGCTCGCGTAAGTCACCAGGCGTCCCGGCACCGCCATCATTTCATCGAGCGCGCCATTCGCGAGCATGGTGCTTTTCCCGCCTTGCCGCCGCCACAACAGGAAGAAGGAGCGATACTGCCGCATCCCCTTCAATGCTTCGGTCTGGTAAGCGCGCCGTTTCAACTCGCTGCCTCCTGTGAGAGATCCCCGAACATCAATTGCCGGAGTTGCTCGATCTTGTCCGCATTGGTCGCTTTGCCCTCGACGATCTCGCTGGCCCGCCGGTCCGCAACCCACTTCAGAAATAGCTCGCATGTCTCCCGCTGGAATCGTTGCTCTTCGATCCGGAGCGCCTGCGACTTGATGCGAAGATCCTGCGTGTTCTTCCACGATTTCGCGTCTCGTTGCTCGATGGCCAGCGCGCTGAAAAATGATTGGCCGGCCGCGAACAATTCCGCTTCGGTCAGATCCGGCCGCGACTGCTTCAGTTCCTCCAAGACCGATTCGACCGTCGATTGGTTCCGGGCCAATTGCTCGCGCAGCAAATACCAGGAGAGCCATTCCGAGATCGCCGCTGGCGAAGTAACGAAGCCATCTTCCTTGAGCCAAACGACTGTGGCCGCGAGCGAGTTGGCTCGAGCAAACTCCGCAATCTGCTCCTGCCGTTCCTCCGGCAGAGTCTTCAATCGCGAATCTGATCTGGGCTTTCTCATTCACCTTTTTACCGCCTCACTCCCCGAGTCCGTTTCACCGGAGTCGCCGAATGCACGACCGGGGAGCTCAGCGGCTCGAAAGCACCAATCGCCCATAGCGCAGGCCGCGTGGTGCCATTCATGTCCGTTGTGAAATAAGCCGACAGATCCACACCCACCCCAATCGCCGGGCTGCCGGTCTGAGGAACGTAATTCGCATCTAATGAGGGATTGCTACTTAGACCGTGCGCATCATATCCGAGCGCCTGCCATTGAGCGAAATTCTTGAAACTACTGCTACCGGTCGTTGACTTGGAGTAAGCCTGACCCGAAACGAGATCATAGCCGAGGTTGTAGTCGATGTTCAGCGTCTCCGTTGTCGTGCCGGAGTAGGTAATGTTGATCGCGTTCTTCCGGGTGATCAGATTGTTTTTGAGGTTGTGCGTCCCGCCGCGTTGCAGGTTGAGTCCAATGCCAATGCCGCTCCCGCTTCCAATGACAGTGTTGTTGTAAACGTGCGTAATCACTCCGTATCCAGCCCACAGGAAAATGTCCCCATTCGATGGGGCGCTCGTCTCTTCCAGGAAAAGGTTGTTGTCGATGGTAATCGGCCCGACTGCGCCCACGCCTGAGATGAACACCCCGGAGGTAGCTTGGTTCGGGGACGTGATCGTGAAGTCAGGCCCGATAATATTTCGCGAAATCGACAACGTCTGGAGCTTGCCTCCGCTCTCCGCCCAACAGTAGATTCCGTTGTGATGGAGTATCGCCTGGCTTGCGGCATCCGTTCCGTCCCAGTTAGAGAAGTGGGATATGTCATTCCCGTATATGGCAAGGTTGTAGTTGGTGCTGTTCGAGTCTCTATCCCCGGTGCGGATTCCCCAATTCACATAAGCAATCGTGTTACTCCGAAAGGTATTGTCATGAGTCACCCCGGAGTAATCCGTATCGATGCCCGTCGACGCGTGATAAACCTTGCAATTCTCGACCGTAAAAAAGCTGTAAGCCGTTCCGTTCTTGCAGGTGTTCTGGATCGCTGTCGCGCCAGTCCGGTTCGTGCCTGCCACCCGAATGTAGAGATTCGTGAACACGCAATTTCGGATCGTGCTGCGGCTCACGCTGGTAAAATTCACCGCCGTCCACCCGTTCGTGTAGGCCAGTCCATCCCCGTTGCCCACCCCCTCGAACCAGAGGCCATCCAGATCGACGTAAGATTGACCAAAATTCCGGATCGCCCCGCCATCGTAGTTGTTTGGTGTGCCCGTGGAGAAATACGGTGCGCTAAACTTCGAACCACCCACGTCCTGCTTAACCGTGATAACATTTCCGGAGCTTCCCGCTCCAAGAATATTCAACGTGTTCGTGATCGTTCCGACCAGGATCAGATTATCCCCAGCGCTAATTTTCCCTGCTCCACTTCCCCAGTTGCCGGAGGTGTTAGCCCAAGCCAGAGACTTAGCATTTGCGGCACTCGCTCCCGTGTCTGCGCCGAGAGCTATTTGCGCAACGTAAAGATCTTCGGCAAAGGTTGTCCACACCAAGAGCAGAATCAGAAATAGTGCAGTGATCTTCATTAACGCACCCGCCGACCACTGAGTGATCCCCACCCTTTAAAAGTTCCAGAAGAAAATGTGGCTCGCCCGACCAAATACACGGTCGCATTGGTGGTAGTGCTAATCCGAGTTGTGGGAAGGGTGAGAGCGTGAGTTCCAGGAGGGGACCAGTAAATTGCCGAGTTGTAGACCTCGTTACCTGTCGTCCCCATCGTAGTTGCTGAGGTTAAAGAAATAACGGAAACGAATCCATAAGACCCGGTTGAGGCCCCTGTTGAAGAAAAATTAGAAACTCCAGAAAAATCCCAGTCTCCTGGAGTAATTGCTATCGTAGCTATGTTTGCAGAAGTGGCTGTCGTCAAAGCGACCCCAGCAGCCAGCGTGACCGGAGATGACAGATACTCGCCAACATAACCAGTCGTAGCATCGCTGCCATCCGTCACGCCGAGCGCCGGCCATCCGCCCCCGCCGCCAGCCGCGCCCCACACTAGATCCGCTCCCGGCCCTTGAGACTTTAGAGAATACCCGCTCGTCCCCGCTGCCAGCCGCACCCAGGCTGAGCTATTGCGATAGAGAATATCTCCTTGCGCCGCGCTCCCGACCCAATCCAATAGTTGCGAGAGCGTCACCAACTCCGCCGCTCCAGCCCCGGCCGTGTTGCGGCCCAGCAATCGTTGAGTGGTGCCGATCTCAATCTGGTCCGAACCCATCCGCGCTGTGTCCTGGTCGATGCTCCAGATCCCGCCCTGGCGCTTCAGGTAAATCTCATTGGTGCCAGTGCTCAACGATCCAGTGAGCCCTTTCCATCGGAGCGCATCCGTGACGTTCGTGAGCGTGCCCGCGCCTGGCATCACGATCGTGATTAGAATATTTCGCTCGATGTTCGTGTCCGTGATTGAATTCGTCCCGAAGGCAAACCGGCACGAAGCCGTGGGAAACCAGATGTAAGAATCGTAAGCCGGATCAATCACCACGTTCGTGCCGGTCCCCAGGGGAATCGTCGCGCGCGTGAACTGCCCAGACTGGATGGAGGTCAATCCGGTCGAGATGCTTTGCTTGATCAGCGACCAGGGCACTTTGTTATTAGCCAGGCCGTCCGCCGCCTCCGTGAAGAGCAAGTCCCCGTCCGCCAGGCTGGTCGCGGCGCTGTATTCGCTCACCTTCTTGCTCGCCGCAAAAAGTCCGGCCACCAGCGCGAAGGTCGCTAGAATCGTTAGAATAGGTCTCTTCATTCGTCTCACACTCCGTTGACTTGATTCCCGTCCACATCCAGCAGCGGGTTGCCATCCACATCCAAAATCGAATTCTCCGAGGTTCCGGTGCCCGGTGCCGTCCCGAGCATCCGCACCACTCGCCCGCGACGCGCTCGGCGCACGGCTACCCGGTAACTCAGCTTCTTTTTGCTCGGGATTAAGACTTGCATGCGGAAACAATCGTTTTGCGACTTGGACCCGGCTCTCCAAAATGCCCCGTGCAACTCCGTGCAACGCGGTTTCCCGTGTCGGAGCTCGCTCCCGCTGTCTTGAGCGGGGTCAAATCGTTATGGGGCTTCCTGGGCATTAGTTCGGTGTCGCGATTCGACCGGTTAGAAAATCCCGGCCGGCTGCGGTTCGGACCCACACGCGCAAGCTCGGTTCAATTGGTTTCGGCGGATTGTCCACCAGCCCCTTTTCGCGGAGGTAATCGAGCTCCACTTCCACCACATCCCGCGTGATGTGCGCAAACCCGTAGCGGCTCACATGCAACACCACTGCATCCAGCGGCAACCCGAACCTCGAAGGGTTCGCATCCAGGACGCGCAGGATCGAGAGCTGCAAATCTTCGCGACGTTGGGGATCAAGAGTCATTCGTTCAGCTTTTCTTCGCCTGGTTCTGGAGCATTTGAGTGATGTCTGACCGCAGGTGAACAATGTGCGTCGTGGCGCTTTCGCATTGCGCACGGGTTTCGCCGGTCGAGACCGCTACATCTCTCATCTCATTGCGGAGCGACTGAATCTGCCCGCCGATCTCCCGTTGCACCGACTCGATCCGTTCATAGATTGCTTTCCGGCGGGTCGCGTTATAGGACTCGATATTCGTGACATGCTCCGACAACTTCTCAAACTCCGTCTTTGTTGGATGCTCCGCCGGGAACGTCACCTCGCGCCGTTCCGGTTTCAGCCAGCGCATCAAGCCCAGCTTGTCCGCGATGGTCAGCAGGAACAGGAGGATAATTCCAAACCCCTTCCAATCCGCCGCCGTGGGCACTACTTCCGCGAAGATCAATCAGACCGCCTTTGTGTCTTTGTGCTCTTAGTGCCTACCGCGCGAATGCCCCGCTCACCAAATTGATCTTGCACGCGCTGGTCCCATCCAGATCCACAATGACCGGCAGCCCGCTCGGAGCCTGATACACCCCGACCGTGGTGATCTCCTTCGTTGCGGCCCCGACTGGGATCGTGCCCGCATTGGACATCTTATAGAGCACATCCCCAGCTACCACGGCCGTCCCCAGGCTCGCCGTCAATGTCAGGGCCGTGAGTCCATTGGTCGCACTCACTTTCACCCGTTCGTAAGTATCCGTCGTTTTATGCCGCAACACTGCCAAGTCATTAGCCGCCCAGAACGAGCTGGCCGGGACATAAATCACCGCCTGGCTGGCATTCGTCGCCACCGTCAAGGTCTGCGCGCCCGCCGTGCATTTCAGGAATTGCAACACACTCGCCGCTTTATCGGACGTGGCCGATATGTAAGTCACCACCGGCCGCCCATTGCCCACCGGCACAACGACACTGGCTAGCGTGGTGCCCGTGCCCGTCTCCGCGAAATCCTCGCGCACTGGCGCTTGCGCCTGAATCGTTGTCGTGGTGAATAACCCGCAGGCAAGAACCGCCCCGGCCATTAAGATTGATTTGATTCGCTTCATTTTTTCGAAAAGTTTGATCGCGTTTTACTGCGCGGGGTTACTTCGGCAACGCCTGCACGATCCCGCGCAGTTCCTGCAACACCCGCACGGCATTCGTGCCGCTCGTTTCCATGCCTAACTCCCCGACGCGGGCCGACTGGCTCTTGTCGCTCTGGGCGGCCGCGAATCGCGCGAGGGCCGACTTGGCATCCCAGAACGTGCGGGCCTTGGCTCGCGTGGTGATCTCGCGGGTCGGGACACTGGTGGTTTTGGTTCCGTTGGTGACTGCTTCATAAGAAATGTCGCGTTGATCCGTGACGAAAGAAGCGCAACCGGTGACCAGGCCAACGACGGCCGCGCCCAAAAGAATGGTTAAGGGAATGTTCCCATTGACCGATGTGCCGCCTGGATCGCCCTGGGTTTGCGCGTCTACGCGTGGGGCGAAAACGCTTCGACTTGAGTCGCCCTTGATGCGATTATAAATTTCATCGGCATCTCGCACCGCTTCCCGTTCAATTGCGTCATTCTCCGCGCTCTTCTCCGCATCGCTCAACCCAAGCGCCTTCGACCGATGCAGCACACCCCAGATCACGCCGATCGCCGCGAGTACACCCGCTGCGATAATTTCCGAGGTCGCCCCGTCCGCGTAACCGTGCGCGACCAGGATGCCGGCCAGGACCTTCAAGACGGATCGAACCAATGTTTGCGCTGTATCACTCATGGAAGGAAAATCGCCGCGCCGGTTGGAACGAGACCCCGCCCCAAAATGTTGTGAACAGGCCGGACGCGGCTGAAGATGGTTTAAGGTTCCTGTTCACGGCGAAGGGTCTAACAACATTGCGCGACCCTGTCTGCTCACCCTGCACAAGCTGCACACCCTGCACATTAAAAGGGTAGCGCTTTTCTTTTTGACCCTGTGGATTTCCCCTCCCCTCTCAGGGTTGACCACAAATGCGCGACCCTTTCTGAAAGCCACACTCAGTGTAGCTTTTTTGCTTTTCGCTCAGGAAATCGGATTAAAAATGGTCGCTTTTTAAAAAGCGACCCTCTGACAAGCCATGGCAGATGCCCCCCTTGTGAATTCCCGCAATGGCTTGCGTTACTTAAAGTGATATGCGAGAAGTTCTGATTGTGAACAGTTCGCAGACCACGACTGCCACGCGCTCCTTTACCCCCGAGGTTCCATCAGGCCGCGTTGGGGTTTCCATCCCTGGAACGAAGCGAGAGAAGCTCACCCCGCGCATTGCCGCAGGCCGCGCGGGTGTCAGTGTGTGGACGATTTACCGGCTGCTTCAGGCCGATCTCATCCAGGGCGAACGCCCCAGTGAAAAGAAGATTCTTATCTACGCCGACAGTCTTGATGCCCACCTGGTCGCCACGCGCGATCCCGAATTCTGGGAAACGCACCACTCAGCTTAGTGAGCTGATCTCTCTTCGTTTTTATCCGTGACTGAGATCGCGATGTTTACATTTGAAAGCAGCATATTTGTTCCCTGGACTGGCTCGGCCCACAGGTAATGCTCCTTGCCTCCGAAGAGAGTTCGCTCGCTTCTAACCACCAGCGTGGTTGGTTCACGCTTCGGAACCGTGATGGAAAAACGTCCATCCGCATCTGTTATGACTTGGTGAGTGGATCTGTAAAATTCGGGGTTATCGATCAACGTTCGAGCGCGAGACCGAAGGTCCTTCGATCGAGCAAGCGCGGCCTCACCTTCAGTTTCTACTCTTGCCAGGTCTTCCTTCGCGGATTGGTGTTGGCCGAAAAGTCGGTTCTGTTCTTTCGTCGCTTCTTCTAGCCTTTCAGCGCGAGCCCGATTCGTCTTTGCTGCCTGCGCTCGCCGATCTGCGGGCATGTAGCGCATCAACTCAGCACTCTCCTTTATCACCCGTTCAAGTCGCACAACGTCTTTGCGCTTCGCCTCGTACGCATTGACGGCTTCAGTCTCCGCCCGAGTGGCTGCATCCAGTCGCTCATTTGCCTTCCTGAGCGCACCGTTCGCTTCTGCTTGGATCACTTCATTTGAGGCTGCCAGGTTTGCTACTTTACTAACCGCAGGGCCGCGGACTACTCGAACGACTGTCCCGCTCAGCCGAATTGTCTCCCGATCATTTCGGACAACGAACACCTGGCCTGCAACCGTAATCTCTTCGTTCTGTCGGTGCCACAGGTAGGCCAGCGCCAGAAGTCCAATAAGCAGGGTTGAAATCAGCGCCGTCCACATTGCCTTCATTTTCGTCCTCCACGTTTTAACGTCCTACGCGTCATCTGGTAAACCGGGTGAATAAAGCGAAACTCCGTTTTCTTCCGGTCGATGGCGGGATAGAGATTTGCGTTATAGCTTGTGAGTCGCACCTGGCCAGTGCTCGTTTCGTGATAGAGCTTGAACAACACTTCCCCCTTCTCAACGAGGCGCGCGACCACAATGTCGCCATTTTGCGGCTGCTCATTCGGGGCGATCACGATCCGGTCACCAGGTCGGAAGATCGGTTCCATCGAATCACCTTCGACAATCAGCGCATATTTGTTCGGGTCTCGGCAATCGGTCTCGACATACTCATCCATGAATCCGCCCAAGTCGTCGTACACCGTACCGTAACCCGCACTCGCCCAACTGATCACCGGAGCTTGTTCCTTCACTGGCTCAATGGGCCGTAAGCCCCTCCCTGCCTTATCATTCATCACGTAGCTATCGGCAGGCTTTGTTTCCTTATTCAGCACGGCTAATCGCAAAAGCTGTAAAGTCTGGGCGCTAGGAGTGTTCTTCCCGCTGAGGATCTGACTCACCGCCGATCGGCTGAGCTTTAATTGCCGCGCCGTTTCTGCTGCGGTCCAACCGACCACGCGCATCAACATTTCGAATTCTACCTGCTCTGGATTTAACGGCCGTGCTTTCAAAAACCCCTTCGGAAAGAAACTTGTTAATTGAATGAACTTTTCTCTTGCGTGTTCATTTGATTAACAATATCTGTTAATTAACAATTGGTTTACAGATGGCCGCCGAAAGAATCAACGCCAAAAATCTTAAAGCCCGGTGCCGGGCTCGCGACCTGACCATCGTCGCTCTGGCTCGGCAGATCGGCCGCAGTCGTCAGGCTGTTTACTTCGCTGCGGAAAACCCGTCCCGCTATTCGCGAACCTACCGGCTCATTCAGGAGGTGCTCTCATGATTACCCCCACCGAAAGATTGATCGCTCACGTCGTATCCACTCTTCCCGACTCAATTGTCCATCGCCGAGAGATCTTGGAGGATGCGATAGCCATCATGCCCGATGGGGCTGCACGCCAGCGTGTTGAGACCATGCTCGCCTATCTGCACTCGCACCAGCGGCAGCAAATGGAGTTTTCCCTTGTTGGGTCTGTTCCGCAGCCAAGCCGCAAAAAACCTTCAACCCGCAACTAGCAGAACCGCATTCAATGCCCAACCCCACAGCCAAGCCCAAGTATCTGAAATCGCCTGTGCGCGACGTTGCGCCGGTCGCGCTCACGGTTCATCCGATCCTCAGGGATCATCCGCAATGGGATGATGAAGATCCGCAGTTCGACGCCTTTTGCCGCGATATCCATGAGTATGGGATCGATCAGCCGATCATTGTGGATAGCAAGGATCGCATCGTGGACGGTCGTCAGCGCTGGCGCGCCTCCAAGCGGCTCAAGCTGGAAACCGTTCCGATCCAAACCGTGTCGGATCAGGACATCGGCCGCCTGGTCATTCACTACATTCTGGCGCGACGCCATTACGCCAAAGGCGCGCTGGCTTATATGAGCCTCCCGCTCATTCATGACAACTATTCGACGGGCAGCCGTTCGTTGGAACTGGTCATTCAGGAGTTTGGTTTTTCGCCAACGCTTTATCGCCAGGCGGAAAAGGTGCGCGAGATCTTCGGGAGCGGCGAACTCGGCGAGCTGTATCGCAAGGAATGTGAGCCAAAGATTCTCTCGGGTGATAACAGCCTAGGCGATGCCATTGCCGGTTGGGCCGGGATGGTCTCGACCAAAGGGAAGAAGAAGGAAGTGCGCCAGGCGATCGATCTGTGGAAGCGCAGCTTCACCGAGCTGCAACGCCGCTTCTCCGCGTGGGACAATTTCGATCCCGAAACCAAGAACACCATCTCGGCCGGCCTCGTGCCCCTGGTCGAAACCATGCCGCTGGAACTAATGCAAAAGCTCTCCAGCAAAATCGCGGCGGAACTCAAGAACCGGAAGGAGGCCAAGTGATTCAAGTGAAGACCGCGTTCGCAAAGGCTCTAGAGAATTTCGGGGACGCTATACGCGTGAGCCGACTGCGTGAGGAGGCACGCGTTATTCGCGCAGCACAAGACCCCACGGTTTCCAACGCAGACTTTGTAGCTATTTACCTTGCGAGTTTTAATTGCCCCGAGCTCTCTTTTTCGCCCGCTTATTTAAGGCTTTCAAAGTGTGTGGGCCGAGGCGCTCACGCAAAAGTTTTGCGTCTTTCCCGACGTGCCCAAGCGCTTCTGAAAGGCAATCGATCAAGGCCTCGCATTTCAGATCGTAAAGCTCAATCGCTACGGAATGCTTATGCAAATGCCCATCGACGCGAACCAACAGGCGATCGAGCTCCTGAACGAAGACTTCCAGGCGAACTATCTGTTCCTCCAGTGCAATTAGTCGATCAGCAACGTCCTTCTCCATCCCGGAAACCTAGATCTTCCAGAATAACAGGGAAATGACTTTTATGACCGACCTCATCCAAGTTTCGCCGTCATTCACGAAGGAGGCCAAGGAGTCCATTCTATGACGTTAACCAGCCCAGCAATTTGCCTTTCCGATCGGAGGGACGAGTTCCACGAGTCCCCAGAGTGCGAATCGCACAATCCCGCGCCGCGCGCGGCTCTCTCAAATTTCGTGTCCGGTATGGTGTCGGTATTAAGCTCCGACCAGGCCAGCAGTGTTAGCGAGATTAGGATCAGCGAGGGATTGTCCGCCCTCGCCTCATTGGGTTCTGTTGCGCCGCATGAATCGCCGGATACGAATTCAATCATTGGGAGCGGTCAAGGGACCAGCTCCAACCAGGGGGCGGCCTACGACGAAACTGGCGTAGCGAACCGCCCCCCAATTTCCGAATCCTCATCCCTGCGCCTGGCGCGCAAACAAACGCTCTGGCATCGCTACCAAGACCTCGTGGGGCAGGGGTTGAGCCAGGCGCAAGCCGCCACGCGTCTCGGCGCGTCCAACGCCATGCTCTCGCGCATGAGCGCGATCGTGCGCGAGCAGGGGATCGAAGGCCTCGCCGACAAATACCACCAGAGCGGCCGCAAACCGAAACTCATTCTCACACCCGAAGAGGAAGCGCGGCTCCAGGCGCTCTTCCTGAAGACCAATCGCCATGCCGAGGGCGGCTCCATGCAGACCGCTTGCAAGTTCTTTGCACTCGATCCGCAAACCCGCGAGGAAGTGAGCACCGCCATTCTTTCCCAGCAGGAGAAAGGGCTCCTGCCCATGTTCGCTATGAAATGCCTCCGGCAAATCACCAAAGCGCACTTTGCTGCTCATCGCAAGCCCGGCAAGCTCGCGGCGGATCATTTCGCGGGCCGCGTCGGCGCATTCTCCAAGGATAAGTTTGAGCGCCGTCGCGCGGTCGAGTCCGACGATGCCACTCTCAACTTCCCGGCTTGGATTCCCTGGCCGCAAGGGGGCGATCCGGTGAGCGACAAATACGGCGTAAAGCTGGGCCGCTGGCAATTCCTCCCGGCGATCGAAGCGGGCTGGTCGCAATATTATCTCGGCTATTCCCTGGTCGCGCGCCCGCGCGGTTCCTACACGCAAGAGGATGTGCGCGGCGTGATCTCCATGGTCGCTCGCCACCACGGTTTGCCGGATGAGTTTCGGTTCGAGCGCGGCATTTGGGAGAGCGATTCCGTGGTGGAATTACTCCGATCGCTCGGCGTGGAACTCAACACCGTTTGGCAATCGAACCAAAAGCCCTTCGTCGAAGGCGGGCTCTCCACACTCTGGACCTACCTGAGCATGGTCGATGGGCAAGTCGGCCGATTCCAGGGCGAAATGGAGAAGGCCAACCTGGATGTGGAACGTTGCCGGGCGGGCCGACTCGATCCGCGCGAAGTCTTCCCGAGCCTCACCGCCACGCACGCCGCGCTCAAGGGCGCTCTGGCCATGCGCAATTCCGATCGGCGCCAGTCTAAAACGTACGGCTCCTGGATTCCCGAAGTGCGCTATCGCGAGCAGGCGCAGGAGAAGCCCTGGCGTCCGCTCCCGCCGGAATTGAATTATCTCTTCGCGCCGATCGTGCGCGAATGGACCGTGCAGAAAGGCACCGTGGGGAACAGCGTCTCCCTGACCGAAGATCTCAAGGCTCCCTTCTACTTTTTCCACGAAGAACTCTGGCGCTCGAACGGCCAGAAGGTGCGCGTCTATTTCGATCCGGCCGCGCCGCAATGCACCGCCACCATTGTGTGCGTCACCCCGCACCTCTGCTGGAAGCCCGGCCAGATCATGCATCAAGCAACTCTCCTGGGAGAAATCCCGCACTTCACCCGCGCAGCAATGGGATGGCAAGACCCCGCCAGCACAATCACCCCAGCCCCTGGAATGCGCGGGCCTCTTTCCGCTGTCCGCCGCGAAGTCCGCGCGCTCGCTCCGGGCGGCCGCGTGATCAGCACCGCCAGCGAAGAACGCGATGGCCACGGCACCGTGAACCGCATTGAGCATTCCTCCCCTGGCAAACCCTCGGAGGGACAATCTCCGCGAGTCCCACAAATTAAAGCGCCCGCCCGCCCGCGCTCGACCGCGCCGATCGATCCGGACGAAGAAACCATTTCCCTTACTTCCACCGATCGCCATGCAGCGCTCGCGGAAGACGACGAAGAAACCATCAACCTCTAAAAGCCATGGAAGCAACCAACCGACTCAACACCAACGGCAGCCGCACGGAACGCGATCCCATTCTGGACGGGCCGGAGCCCGCGAGAGATTCCGAAGCCCCCGAGCCTCCGCGCAACTCTGCGGCCGTGAACGCGCACCAATCCCGCTGGCGCATTCCCGGAGATGTCATTGCCCGGACCTGCAAGGACCTGACCGAAGAGCAGCGGCACGCGATTAATTGGGCGCACTCCTATTGCCGCTCGAAGAACCTGAGTCACGAAGACCTGGCCAAGCAACTGCGCAAAAGTCCGGATAGCGAAGAGACCTATTCCGGCGACAGCGTCTATCAAACGTTCACCGGCCGGCGTGATAACGTCGCGCCCCTCTGCCAGGCTATTCACGTCTTGCGCCGCCGCGTCGAGGAAACCTGCGCGCGGGCGGGCGTGGCCTTTGTCGAAACGTCCCTCTCGAAAAAGATTTTCGCCCATTGCCGACGCACCTTCAATCGCAAGGCTATCACCTTCATCCTTGGCGCCACCCGCATTGGCAAGACTCGGACCCTGGAAGAATACGCGCGCCAGCACAATCACGGCGAAACCAAAATGATCCGCCTGCCGAGCGGCGGGAGCATCCGCGTTTTCCTGGTCGAATGCGCGATCGTCCTCGGGATCTCCACACAGTGCAAAAGCTTCGAATTGCGTCGCCGCATTTTCGAGTGCTTCGATGAGCGCACCCTCCTAATCGTCGATGAGTGCGAAGAGGGCATGGTCAATCAGGAGATCCTCAATTTCATCCGCGAGCTTTGGGATCGGCGCAAATGCGGTGTCGTCTTCAGCGGAGCCATGAACCTGCGCGATGCCCCGCGGAGCAGTTATAACATGAAGAAGCTTTGCGAGCGCGGCATTCGCCCCCTCATCCTGCCGTCCGTTCCGCCTGCGGGAGACCTCGATAAATTCGCCGAAGCCTTCGGGTTAACCCCCGCGCCGAACGTCGAGAAACGCTTCAAGTTCCGTGATGAAGATGGAGTCGAGGAGTCTCTCAAAGGCAACCCTCAGGAAATCCAGAATAAGGTCATCCGCGACCATAGCCTCGGCCGCTGGCTCGCCATCCTGGAAGACGCCGCTGACACCGCCAAGGAAAGCCAAAGCCACATCTCGTGGAACCGCGTCATTGTCGCCTACGAACTCTTCAGCAAGGGGGGCATGTGATTAAGTGGAGCGCCAGAAAATCTGAACTCGTCACAATCAGGTCGATCGCACGTCGCGCCGAGAAACTCGCTGTCCAGGCCGAACTTGATTGGACTCGAAGGGATTTCGAAATGGACGTCCATGCCTGCCATTGCAACGGCTGCCGCCTCGATCTAAAGAAGCTTCTCGCCGCTCCTGCACCTGATTTCGGCCACGACGTTCTAGGGATTCGTAGATTTTTGAATCGCCAAAACGGTCAGGTCGGCGGCCACTTTTTACCGCGCTGTGCCGCGCCTACCCTATGATCACCCTCGCCGCCATCTTCGCTATTTTCGTCGTCACCAGCCTGACTCTCACCGCCGCTTTGGTGATCGTCCTCGGCGTGGAAGCGCACCGCGCCGCGAAGTCCACTCCCACCGGACGGAATCCTTTCGCACGTACCAATGAGGAGCGCACCGAGACCGCGCCTGAACCCTTGAAAGTTATGCACAAACTTTCTTGCATAACTTTTGTCCCGCCAACCCGATGAACACACCTGCCGAACAAGGAGCCCACTACGCTGCCCAACGCCAGGCTCGGCGCCGCCTCGCCTGGAATATTCGCACGGCTCAAACCGTCTCCATGATGCGCGCGGCCTCCGCGCGCGAGGAACGCGACGCTCGCCACGCTGCTGGTTACGAAACGCGCCAGGCTGCTCGCGCTGCCGAGAAATCCGCTTTAGCCGCATCTCTTGTGAATGCGGCTGATCAGTAAAGACCACACCAAAAGGAAAATCAGTTATGCACTATAAAAACGGCCGCGAGGCCAAAGTCGGCGACAAAGTGGTCGCACCGCACTATCACGGCCCATTCATCGGCACCGTGGTGAGCGCCAGCGCTGGAGCCGATACCTGCAACCTCATCGTGGTGCCGCATCCAATCCGCGAAGGCCAGAGCGCGACCGCCTCTGAATGCCTGCACGTTGACGACGCGGTCAACCAATCCCCGCCCAAACAAGAAGCAGCCTGACCCCCGTTTCTTGCCCTTGCCGCGCCCGAGCGCGCGGCAACGGCAGTGAACAGGCCAACAACAAAAGCAAACGAGACCAACATGAAGAAAGCAAAACCACTCCCGATCGATGAAGCCTCGACCGACTACAAGAACATGGTCGATCTCCTGGCCATCCTCACCCAGGCCTCGAACCAATTGCTTCAACTGCGCGGCTCCGCCCAGGAAGCGTTGATCGATATCATGGATGATCTGCGCGGGGATTACGCCGCGCTCCAGGAGACCGTCAGCAAAACCGAAGCCGCTATCGAAGCCGTGGCCCGGATGCACCCTGAATGGTTCAAGGCGCGCAAGAGCATCAAGACGCCCTACGGCGAAGTCGCCTTCCGCAGCTCGACCTCACTCGAAGTCGAGAACGAGGCCGCGACCATCGTCCGCATCCAGCTCGAAGCACAAAAGCTCTACCCTGGCGAGGGCGATGCCGCGATCGCCGCGCGCCGCATATACATCGAGACTTACGTGCGCCAAAAGGAATCACTCAATAAGGAAGCGCTCGAAGGGGAGAGTGACGCGTTCCTGTTCAAGCTCGGCATCAAACGCATCCCGGACGAAAGCTTCTCCGCGAAACCGGCTGTGCTTGACCTGGGCAAAGCCGTCAAGGAAGCCGTCGAACAGGAGGCCACCTAAACCCAACAATGAAAGCCGAAATGCTCAACCTCCTGCACCGGCTTGGCGCGCATCCGCTCCTCGGATCGTTCCAGGGCCTCATCATTTTTCCGGATGGCCGCGCCATGGCCTGGTTCCGGCACAACTCGCTCCCGTTTCGCAACCTCAGCGAGTTGGAACAATACGCCTATAGCGAACCGCCCTCCGCCCTGCCACCCCTGCGCCCGAATGAAAGCCAAGCCGCCCCTCCAACCGAAGCCAAAGAAACACTCGCACCAGAAACTCTTCGGCCTCAGCAACCCGGAACTCTCAGCCCTGCTCGTCCGTGAATACATCGAGCAAAACGACCCGCGCGCCCTCAGCCTCCTGCGAGAAGCCTGGCCGCACATCGACTGGGACGAGGTCATCGGCCATTTCCGCGAAGTCCACTACGGCCGCAGCGGCGAACCCATCACCATCGCCGAGTGAATGGCGGCGGCTCCGGTCCGAAATTGCCACCCTGCAAGAACTCCTAAGTCTCTACCGCGATCGGGATCGCCTCGCCGCCGCAGTCGAGCTGAGCCCGCCCCGCGCGCGCCTGATCGATCGCGTGGAGCGCGCCGTCTGCGAAGTCTTTGATGTCACTCCCGAGGAATTGCGATCTAAGGCTAAGCCGGTCCATATCTCCGACCCGCGCCAGGTCGCAATGGCCATCTGCTACCAATTGGGACGGCACGGTGAAGTGGACGCCATTGCCCGTCATTACAATCGTGAGCGCTCCACGGTCCTCTGGGCCGTTCGCGCCGTCGCCGTCAAACTCGATATCGACCCCCACTTCCGCGCCCGCTATGACCAGGTCAAAATCCTCGCTTCACTCACAAACTCCCAACTCCCTGATTTACCAACTCCCTGATTCCATGACTACAGCCCAACAACGCCGCCTCTACTTCCCCGCCTGGACCGCCGCCGCCCGCAACCACGGCTGGCACAAACCGGAGGGACGAGCTCCGCGAGTCCCCTTCTTCGGCAACCCCGAACTCAACGATCTCTACCAACGCATTTGCACCATCGCCACCGAGCGCGCCGCCACTCCCCAATCCGACGATTATCGCCACGCCTGCCACATCGTCGCATTCGGTGCAGATAAATCCTCCAGCTCACTGACCAACAAAGAACTCGATCGCATCCTCGCCCTGTTCAAGCTGCTCGCCGATCCCGACGACCTCAACGCGACGCTCGCCTGGAACAACCCGCAGGAAGAACAACGCAAGCGCCTCCTCTGGTGGTTGCGCAACAAATGCGTCGAGAGCTACATCGTCCAGGTCTGCCGCGAGAAATTCGCCACCGACAATTGGGAAGCCCTCGACTTCCCCGAGCTGAGCAAGCTCCACATGACCCTGAAGAACCGCGCGCGCGCCCTGAAACCATGCCCTCCTACTCTTACTCCTCATCCTACTCCGGCCCCCTTCGTGAACGTAAACCGCGAAATGGAACTCGCCGAACCCGAACCGTTTTGATGAAACTTCTCGCGGCAGATCTCTTTTGTGGCGCTGGCGGCACAAGCACCGGTCTGGTTGAAGCCGCGCTTCAATCCGGCCACACGATGGACCTCACAGCGGTGAATCATTGGCCGGTCGCCGTGGATACCCATTCCGAAAACCATCCCGCTGCGCGCCATCTCTGCGCTTCGCTTGATAGCCTCAATCCCCGTGCGCTTTTCCAGGAAGGCGAGCTCGACATCCTCTGGGCCTCACCTGAATGCACTCACCACAGCATCGCCCGCGGTGGAAAGCCGGTGAACGATCAAAGCCGTGCGACCGCCTGGTGCGTGGTCCGCTGGGCTGAGGCGCTGCGCCCCGCCGTGATCCTCATAGAGAACGTGAAGGAATTCGCCAACTGGGGACCGATCGGCACCAACGGCAAACCGCTCAAACGCAAAAAGGGCGACATCTTTAAATCCTGGATCAAGGCCCTGGAATCCATCGGCTACCGCGTCGAATGGCGCGTGCTGTGCGCGGCCGATTATGGCGATCCCACCACCCGACGCAGACTCTTCATTTACGCTGTGCGCGGGTCCGCACCGATTTGCTGGCCTGATCCATCCCACCATCACGCGGGAGAGTCCGGCCTCACCCCGTGGATACCTGCTCGCGAAATCATCGATTGGACCGATAAAGGGCGTAGCGTCTTCACCCGCGAGAAGCCTCTCGCCGAGAAAACCATGCGGCGAATCCTCATCGGCCTTGAGAAATACGGCCTCGTCGCCCAACCCTACCTCGTCAAATACTACGGCAGCGGCATCGCCAAGGACGTGCAATCGCCCCTCGACACCGTCACCACTAAACCCCGCTATGGCCTCTGCCAGCCCATCGTGGAGATTAACGGCGAGACCTACATGGTTGATATCCTGTTTCGCATGCTCAAGCCGGCCGAGCTCGCCCAGGCCCAAGGTTTCCCTAAAGACTACCGATTCAAAGGTAATACGACCGAAGTCGTGAAGCAGATCGGCAACGCCGTCCCGAAGAATCTCGCCAAAGCCCTGGGACTTTCCGCCATCGAATTCCTCTACCCGAATTCACGGATATGAACCTCCTCAAAGCCAATAGCCCAAACCCCCGCCTGCGCGTTCACCTGCCCGATCCCGCACGCCCGTTGCGGAGCCTCTGCGGCGTTCATGCGACCGCCTGGCAGACTGATCTCGCTGACCCCAATTGCCAGCGCTGCGCGCAAATTCGCGCGGGACTGAGGAAGCTTTTACCCCCCCGCAGCATCCGTTCCAGTTTGATATTTAGCGCCTCAAACTAAATGACTCTTACCGCCGCCAGAAAGCTCGCCGAACGCATCCAGGAGGAACTCGCTCCCCTGTGTCACGAGTGCGTGATTGCCGGGTCGATCCGCCGCCGTTGCTCCGTGGTCAATGATATCGACCTGGTCATCATTCCCCAGGACCAATACACTGTGCGCGCGCGCGTCCTGCGCAACGCCACGCCCATCCAGGATGGCCCGGTCAATCTCCTGGTCCGCCTGCAAAACGATATCCAGCTCGATATTTTCTTCGCCCGGCCGGCCACGCAGGATCTGCTCGATAAACGGCCCACCAACCTCGGCAGCCTGATGCTGTGCCGCACCGGCAGCCGCGAGCACAATATCAAGCTCGCCACCCGCGCCGAAACCCTCGGCCTGAAATGGAGAATCTACGAAGGCCTGGTCGACCTCGAATCCGGCCTGCTCGTCGCCAGCGTCACCGAGGAAGATATGTTCCGCGCCCTCAAAATGGATTTCATCAAACCGGAGGATCGCAAGTAGCGCACCCAATGACCTCAACCCCGGAACTACCATTTGAGCGAGTTACGCGACCACCTCTCCGATATCACGGAGGTAAATTCCGTCTCGCGCCCTGGATCATTTCCCACCTCGATCGCGCGGAGCATCACTCCTACGTCGAAGTTTTCGGCGGCGCGGCTGGTGTCCTTCTAAGGAAGCCCCGATCCCCGATTGAGATTTACAATGACCTCGACAGCCAGGTTGTGAACCTCTTCCGCTGTTTGCGTGATGAAGCTCTCACCGCGCGTATAGTCTCCCTGCTTCACTTCACGCCGTTTAGTCGCGACGAATTCGAACTCGCGTATGTCGAGACAGAAGATCCCGCCGAAGCTGCTCGCCGATTTATTCTCCGCACCTACATGGGACACGGCACCTCCAGTCTCGATCCTCGAGACAGCAATGGCTTCCGATCGTGTGATATCCGGGCCGGAAAATCCTATGCCAAAGAATGGCTCGGAGTGCCGCACGCCATCACCGTCGCCGCCCAACGCCTGCAGGGAGTGACGATTGAGAACCTTGACTACCGAAAGTTGATTCCGAAATTCGATGCTCCGGAAACCCTCTTCTACCTCGATCCACCATACCCGTTGAGCGCTCGCAACAACGGCGGCAAAGGCTACGTCCATGAAATGAGCGATGAAGATCATCGCCAACTGCTCTGGCTCGCCAAGCGCGCTCGATCGCGCGTCGCCATCAGTGGATACGATTGCCCGCTTTACAATGATCACCTTCAGGAGTGGCACCGCGAAGAAAAGGCCACGACCGCCAACGGCCAGCGCGGTTCCGTCACCAGAACCGAAGTCCTTTGGTTAAACTACTGATGAAAGCTATCTCCCTCCACCAGCCCTACGCCAGCGCCGTCGCCATCGGCCTCAAACGATACGAGACCCGCAGCCACCTCACCCGCATTCGCGGCCGCATCGCCATCCACGCCGCAAAACATAAATCCCGCGATTACCGCTGCCTTTGGTATGACTTCATGGAAATCAACGAAATCCGATTCGCCTTCGAAGACACACTTGATCTCGACTACGATCTCCTTCCGTTCGGTGCCATTATCGCCACCGCTGAACTTGTCCATTGCCAGCCGATCCCATCCATAGCCGAACTGCGCCGCCTCGGTTTGAGCGATACCGAACTCACCCTTGGCCACTATGGCCCTGGCCGATTCATGTGGCGACTCGGCAACGTCCGCCTCCTCCATGAACCCCTCCCATTCAAGGCCCGCCAAAGCTGGTTTGATGTCCCGAGCGATCTCCTTATCCACCATGTCTTCGCTGAATGAAAACCGAACAACTCCCCTTGCTCCCGACCGCGCCCGAGGCACCGCGCGACCAGGATGTCGAATGGCTGGAATGCTACCTGCAAGAGCACCATGAATGGTTTACCGCGGTCATGCTGCTCGACGCCCTCACCGGTCTGGCGGGCGCCACCCATACCGACGATAAAAAGCGCCAGATCCGCGCCCTCGCGCAAGCCAGCCCCTGGATCATCAGCGGCCAGAAAGGCTACAAACACCTCAAGCACGCCACCCCGCAAGAGATCACCCACTTTGTCCACTGGATGGAAAGCCAGGCCCGCGAAATGACCCGCCGCGCCGAATCCATCCGAAAAAACGCCCACAAAATCATTGGATCATGACCCTTTCTTATCATCTTTACTTGGTTCCGCAGCTCCAGAGACTGAAGGGATGCAAAAGCTCAAGAAGGTATTTAGCTGGCTTATGGAACAAGTCGCACAAGCTATCATCGCCCCGGTTTTGGGTGCCATTGCAGTTGGTGCCCCAATTATGACTCGGAGCTATTTCTCGAGCCTTGGGCTCGCGGGCGCGTATCTGATGGTCTTGCTCGTATTCTTCGTTCTATGCCTCATCGTCGGGTTGACCTTTCCCAAAAACGCTAGCCCAAGGTCAGGAAAGAACGCGAAGTCTCGATCGCGAAACACTTCCTCCGCGTTACCCTCAACGACGAAGACTTGGCTACCTCTTTTAGCTTCCTGGGTCGTTGCACTTTTAATCCTTTTAGCATTTCCATTCATTTACTCAAACTATCCAGGACGGCCTTACAGGACACACCCAAACGATATTCGGATGCCGATCGCATCCGCCTTCGATTTAAAAGATTCTGTCGTCGAGAAAAAGACGGTTTTTCCAAACCGGATTCCGATGACACTGACTAGGCTCCAAGGTGTGGCTGAGCCAACTTACCTTATCAGCGATAAAACCTTTATTGATTGTGATTTTTTTGGTCCAGATACCATTCTTATGGATGGTCCGAGAACAGCGTTTCAAGACTCGTTCATTGCCCGTCCACCCAACCCTTTAATCTCTATTGAATCGTACATTCTCTCAAGCGCGGCTCCTCTCACTATTGGGCCCTTACCGTTTGTTAACTGCGGATTCATCCGTTGTCGGTTTGCTGGAATAAGTTTTACTGGATCGCCTGCGACTCTTGAAAAATTCCGAAAGACCATGCCCCTGAAGGTGAACTGAAATGCAATTTATACGTCCAAAAACCTTCACCGAAGCCGCCACTAAACTCGGCGCCCGAAGCGTCATTGGCTCCAAACTGACCAGCGAGCAATGGTCTCGCGTCCCATTAGCCCTCCGCGAACGCGGTTTTTTCTCCGCGCGCATCACCTCCGCACGCTTCCTGCAAAGCGCCCGTAACAGCCTTGCGGACTACGGCGAATCCGCCTTCGAAACCCTGCCCAACGGCCAAACCGCCCTCAAGACCGGTAGCCGCGCTGACTTCATCAAACAATTTCAGGATTTCGCTCTGTCCAACGGCCTCGGATCGCTCGATACCGGGGGGGAAGCTCCGCGCGTCCCGAACGACCTCACCAACATCGCCTCGGAACGCCGCCTCGGCCTCATCTTCGACACCCCAACGCGCCAGGCCAATGACTACGGCTACGCCAAGCAAGGCTGGGACCCGGACGTGCTCGATGCCTTCCCCGCGCAACGCTTCATCCGGGTCAAACCGGCCAAAGAACCGCGCGATATGCACCAGCATCACGAAGGGGAAGTGCATCTCAAGAGCGACAATGCTTTCTGGATCGGCCTGAACCAGGATTTCGGCGTCCCCTGGGGTCCCTGGGGTTGGGGTTGCGGCCACGACGTGGAAGATGTCGATCGCGCAGAAGCCGAACGCCTCGGACTGATCAAGCCCGGCGAAGCCGTAAAATCCCCCGAACTCGATTTCAACGAGCGACTGCAAGCCAGCGTCGAGAACCTCGATCCTGACATGCAGCGTTCCCTCCAAAATATCTTCGGCGACCAGGTCACCATCGAGAACAACACCGCCCGCTGGTCCAGCGATCTCTCCCCAAGCCTTCCCGCGCCGCCGGCGGTGACACCAGAACCGATTCCCGCTCCCGCGCGCGTGCCGGAACCGGACGCACGTCCGATTGCCGAACCCACGGCCCCGCGCCGCCCGGTCTCGCAAGCCTTGGCCATCGTTCGCCGACACCCCGAAGCCATCCGTGTGGCCATACGCCTGATCGATCTGGTTCACGACGATGGCGTTTTGCCGCGCATTCCGGTGGACGGTTCGACCCCCGGCCACGCGGCCGGAGTCCTGGAACTTCATCACCAATCCAAGCGCGCCCTCCGGATCGGCGTTCGCCAAACCGTTCACGAGCATATCACCCTTTTCCACGAAGTCGGGCACTTGATCGACAATGAAGCCCTCGGATCGCCGGGATCTCTGGCCAGCAAAGCAATCCATCCCGATCTCGCGGAATGGCGCGACGCCGTTCGTTCCTCCAACATTGTCCAGGCTCTGGGGGCCGCGCCTCAAAGTCGCGGGACTCGCTACTTGCTCCAACAACACGAACTCTGGGCGCGCTCCTACGCTCAATGGATCGTTCGGAGGGCCTTGGCCTCAGAAGCCGTTTCGTCGGAAGTGAAGCAGACCCTCCGCATCGGCCTTGCGGACTACCTGCACCGCCCCTTCCAGGGCGGTCACTGGACCGATGAAGAGTTCGCGCCAATCGCGATAGCCATCGAACGCCTGTTCGAGAAGAAGGGCTGGTTGCCGAGCGCTTTTGGCACTACCTTGCCCCTATGAAGATCGACCCTTCTGAAGACCCGGAAACGCTTCCCACCGCCCAGCCCGATGTCTTCGTCGTCAATCCAGACGGCACGCGCACCGAGGTGGAAAGCCCCTCGATCTTCGACGCTCCCCAAGAGTCACCTAAATGAAGTCCGACCCGCGCTGGATCTCTAACCCCAGCGATCATGCCTCAGCTCTCAAAGCTCTGGAGGGACGCACCTGTCCTGTTTGCGGCTCAAACCTTTTGCGGGCCATCATACATCCCACCGCGCGCGTCTGGGACGCTCACTGCAACAACTGCGGCTCCAAGATCCCAGTTGTCGTGATCCTGAATCGGGAAGAGTGGATTAGATCCGCATCACTACCTGCCCCGGTGATCGCCTTAACCCCTCACGCCATCGGCCCTTTGCCACCCCACGACATGGCCGCCGTTATGGAAGCCAATCGCCGCGCCGCCCTGTCCGGTGACACCAAGACCCTGGAATCCTTCACCCGCTTCGGCATCACCCTCGAAGAACTCAAAACCCTTTCCGCCGAGGTCCTGGCCGATCGCACAACCGAATCCTTCCTGAAGCCCAAGAGGTTGAAGTCCGCATGATGCCCGGAGATCCCGACGACCAGGACCTGAACCGCGAAGCAAACCTCGGTGCGTCTCTCGCCGTCGACCTGATCCGCCACATCGCCAGGATGCACGCCACAGGCCTCACTTACAACGTCGTCGTCTCAGGCATTGAATACACGATCACCGTCGAAAAACTCGGTCCCACCAACAAAGCCGACACATCGATTGCAGTAGGGTAGCGCCGACCCTTTTCAAACTTTCCGCTGAGGCCTTTACAAACTTTCCACACGCGGTTTAGGCGAAACGAGTCAGAAGTAGCTGATCTTCAGCCTCCTTCAGCGAAATAAGGGCTATTTCAATCTTTCCACTCGGTCTCACTGATCCTACTCCTCTCCCCACCCTCCACA